TGCCCACTATCAGAATAATCAGTAGTTTCTAACATATCAGCTGCACCATCTAAATTCCAACTTTTAACACCTGCTGTCAATCCTGTAAAAGTAACACTTCCGTTTTTGCCAGCTACTTCACTCACTTAAATCACCACCTTTCTTTATTTTTATTAGAACGTTTTTCTCGCTATTTAATTCAATCTCATCAAAATATATTATTTTCCAACCATATTTATTAAATACTTTTTGTCTATCTTCTTTCCATTTTTCTATTGATTTATTGTTTCTTAATTTGTAATATCTCGCATAAACTTCAATAGCTATCTTTTCGTGATTAGTATTTATAAAATCAGGATTATATCTTTCGATGAATATTTTGCCATCTCCAACATATTTATAAGGTAAATTATATTTATCAATTATCTTCTGAAATTTTTCTTCAAGAGATGTCGGTTTACCACTCCTTAATGATTTTCTGATATAATAAGGAGTTCTTAACATTTGATAATTCTTAGGCATTTTACCTTTCAATGCATTACTGATATTTTCTTTATGTTTTTCACTTAAAGCCCCTGTTTTTATATTTTTATTCCACGGAGTAAATCCTTTTTTAAATTCTGTATCTCGTGATATATGTAATCCCTTCTTCGCTTCACTCATTGCTATTAAAGTTGATTTTGAAAAAGGATTCTTCTTCCCTTTATTCCAAGGGATATCGCCCTTTTTAAATTCGGTTGCAGGTGAATTTCTATAACCCATATTAATTATCCTTTTTTTTATTTTTGTATCTCTAATCGATAAGATATCATATAGTTCCAAACACCATTTTCTTTCGTTAAATTATCTAATTCCCTTCGCATATATATGCTATCCCAGCCCACCACAGTCAATGAACACCAATCATATAGTGCCGTCAGCTTCGTGTATATATCATTAATCGTTGTCGAGCTATTGTTATCATCATAAATATTAAACTGTATTATCACGTTTTCCATGTCCTCGGTGTATGTGTAATCAGCTACCCCGCTAATTTTGTGATAGACTATGTAAGGATATGCTGTCCCCTGCGGAGCTTCGGTTAGATACATTCCCGATACTACCGCTTTGAGTGCTGCATTGCCATTATATTTATTCCATAGTCCCTGAAATAATACTTGCATATGGTCTCCTTATATAATCTTCTTGAACATTTGCCTTATAGCCTTTTCATTCTTGTGCAACGCAGGTCGCAAATAAGGCTGTGGCGCCCGATTAAATTCAGGGTCTTCACTACCCATTTCAACCGCCCTTGCATATTCCACATTACTGCCAACCCTACCAGTCGTGCCTTCGATTTCGTGTGATATCGAACTCCTTAACCTACCCGTGTCTACCGGGCATAATATTTTAGCGTCACGTTCCACCATTAGACAAGCCTTATTGATTATCTGCTTATTTGCCTTATTTATTTTACTAATAACTTTTGCCCCATACCATTTTACACCCATTTAAATCTCCTCTTTCAAAGTTATTCGTAACCGCTTCCCCTGTGTATGCCCCATATTATTAATATAGATAATCTTATATGTAGTCGTACCTTTAACAAATATATCAGCTTCGGTTATTGTTTCCCCTATTGGATAATCGATATAAAAGTAATGGTCAGCTATAACGGTCAGCTTGTCTGCACTTAATCTCTCATCACCCCTGATAACTGATAACACGCCTGTTATATTACGCAAGCCAGCCCATGTTATTGTAAACCCACCAAGCCCATCACTTGTTTCAGTTTTACGCCTCAATTCAAGAGTTGTCTGTTTGCCTATCATACAATCTCCCTCTTAACATACTTGTTTAAAATAGCCCCTGCTTCCTTCGGTATATCCCCAACATCTAAAGTTATACTTATATCCCCTACTTTATAATTCTTTACCCCGAATATTTCCTCCTGTCGCTTTTCATACATATATTTAACTATAATCTTTATTGCCAGCTTCAGGTCATCAGGCATATTATCGGAACTATACCCCGCATAATATGTCATTCTAACATTACCGTGACCTTCGCTAAAACCGCCACTATAATATATATGGTCGCTAAACACATCATAACTATCCTCATCAATTTTACTACTACCAACCCAAAGCTCTCTAAAATGAGATAATATAACATCGTCATCATCAACATCTTCAACGATAGTATCGGTAAAAGTCAAAGTTAAAGCAGTCACCCCGCCTGTATCGATGGTAAGTAGACCGCTGTTGCTATCGCTATTTTGCACTAATACCTTATCACCTGCCACAAAACCATCATCTACAAAGCTACCGCCATCAGCCCTCGTTACTGTTTTTGCCGAACTATCCCAAACTAAATCGTCAAGATTAACCGCAATAACAGGATATTGTTCAAAATATATTATTGGCTGTCCATTGCCATCGTGTCGTTCCTTCACATATAAAGCCGCCTCAAATTTTCTATCACAATAATTCTCTACCCAATCCTCAACCGAATTATGAATAACTGATATAATCTCTGATGGGTCACTGGCTGCTATATCTGAAGTAATAGTCTGGGCTGCTGCATGGTCGGCATTAAAGCCGAATAATAGCCCTGCATCGCTGCCCGTATGGGTATATGCTATCGTGTGACCTGCACCCACATCAATCGTAAATTTCTTTGTAGTGGTCGAATAGGTGACCGTAGAGCTGATAGTAAATGCAGTATCTATTTTACCCTGTAGTTCGGTTGCCAAATCTGCCCCATTATACGTACCGTCATCTACTTCTACACTCGTGGCTGCACCGCCGTCATAAGCTAATATCAATTTATCATGGGAAGCATTGACGGTAAAATAGCCGATATCTACATCGAGATAATTTAATATATTAGTTAAAGATACTATCATTTAATCACCTACTTAAAATAGCGGGGTGGGAATTCCCCACCCCTAAACTTTTAAATTTAATATGCAGAACCTATACTCACTCGTCTCCAATTATTATCAGCTATTGTATTTGCAGCAATACAAACATAAAGATATGAAGCGTCCTGTGCTATCTCGTTTGCTACTCCTACAGTACCATCAACACCAGCTACTTCTGTACCAAGAGTTGCTGCATCTACAACTAAATGGTCAGAATCCTCTGCTAAAGCTATTAAATCTCCAGCAACACCTTTTGTTTTAGCGGCAACTAACTGGGTTGTATCGGTATTTGTAGTCGCCGTTACTGTTGGATGAACCGCCGCACATTTATAATCTGTATCGGGAGTTCCTGTATGATTAATTGCCGATTTTAAATTATCAAGAGCAGCAGCAGCAGAAGCCCCAATTAAAACTTCGCCTTCAGTAGGTGTAAGTGCTGTTTTAAAGGTATAAACCTTTGTGTCAATAGTTACAGTATCTCCATCTGAAGGAGCAGTTTCATCTGAAGTTATTTTTCCAACGGAAGCAACTGCATTAACAGGTGTTTTATCAGGAATTGCAGCAGTTTCACTTAAATTTACCGTTCCTGTAATAGCTTTACTAAATACAAAAGTATCTCCTGTTGGTAAATCAAATGTCCACGTATCCCCGTCATAGTTCCATAAATCTACTGTAGTGGGCCAGGACACGCTTGTTCTTTCGCCTTCGGGATTAGATAATTCTAAAGTCGCACTATATTTGTCCCATTTCATTAAGTCCTGTAATGGCACATTGTAAGGTAATATCTTGATAGCGAATGCAGGAATAGTAAAGCATAATACTAAGGCTAAAATAAATATAGTTTTAAATAATTGTTTCATGGGTAAATCACCTCACTTTTTATTTATTTATTATTTTATTTTTTCTCATCATTTTGTCTTTGCGGGATTTTTCGATAGCTTTGATTTTCTCGATATTTTTACTGTTAATATTTACAGGTCTACCCACTTTTACATTTGGGATAATATAACCAAGGGAATTTCTTACTATCCAAAGAGCTATTTCTTTATTAACATCAGCTATTTCCCCATTGGTGTAAACTGTGTCATGTTTCTTATCGTAAAAATCCCGTCCAATTTTAACTTTCATGATATCTCCTAACTTAGAGGGGAAGCAGTTATACTCCCCCTCTAATTATTTCTATGCTTGACCAGATGAACCCCAGCCTAAAGCACCCATTACCAAAGTTATACCAAAGGTAACAGCAGCCTCCGCAACAGTAGCCTCAACATTAATATATCTTTTGGTAGGTTCATAATGATAAGTAGCCACTCCTGCTTCAGTTATTTCGTCAAAACTATGGTCAGTAGTACTTGCAGTTCCTGTAACTACTACCGCAGAAGTAGTTGCACTTTCTACATCAATATTTAAAGTTCCATTAGTTTCTACATTTCCTACAGATACTTGAATCAATATTTCTTTAGGATAATTATAATCAGCCAAATCGATTACCTTTGCAGTATCTAAAACTCCATTAGCCCTGGCATTATATTCGGCAGCAGTCATTGCTTTTGGCCTAATTGCGTCTAATACAAATAAGTTTTCACCTAAATCTTTCAAAAAAATCACTTCCTTTCAAAGTTTTTATTTATTTTTATTTTGTAGATAATACTACAAATGGAGAAATTTCAGTCGAATTATCATCAGCGGTTAAACTACCTTTTAACCAAGGTTTACCATCAACATTACCAAACATTTTTAAGCAAGTTCTATTTGAGAGGAAATACACATGTTTAGATTTGTCAAAAGCTGGTCCATAACCGTCTTTGATGATATACTTGCTAAAATCATACAATCCAATATCGCCCTTAGTTCCTACTGCTGGTACTTTGTAAGTCCAGATTATAGGAATACCTACCAAAGTATCCGGTATTGCCTTTGCTATATTACCCTGAATCCAAATGGAATTATTATTAGCGTCTTTTAAAGCTATAATTTTACTTCTGCAGGCTTTATTGATTACCCATATCGCCTTGTTCGAATCCATAAATACATCCATCATTCCAGTAATATCAGCAAATAATATGGTACTTGTAGTATTTCTGGTAACTGTAACTGTAGCTGGGGAATTTATTACTCCTAAAGGTTGGCCTACGCCAGTCCCCTGTAAGAAATAATAGTCCTCAAATGCAGTCATTCCTTCTTTATACTTCTGGGTAACAATAGCTTCTAATTGTTTAGCATTCCTCATTACCTTATCAGTTAATACACAATATCCAGACCATTCGTAAGGTTTATATTCTACTTCACCTATACTTATTTCAGTTTCGGTTTTTGCAGCACCTTCCGCAGTCCAACCAAACCATACTCCGCCGTAGAGGTCTCCATGAGATTGGCCAGTTAACCCAGCTTGTTCTAAATAAGGCATATCGAGTGCTGCGTCAGGTGGATTACCTGCTGGTATAACAAAAGCTCTTGGTCTTACAATAGCTTCGTTTTCAGTAACTTGCAATAATCCTGGTCTTTGTTTAGTTGGTACTAAATACCCTCCAGCAGGGTCGCTATCCATAGATAACTCCTTCTGCACATATTCCTTTATTCGCTTTGCTGACTCCTCATTGCTATCTCGGTTACAAACATCTTGTAGAAATTTGCCTAAAGATGGAAATAATTCTTCATCTTTGGCTTCTGCATTGTCATCTGGTCTGTCTTTGGGATTTACTTTTTTAAGAGCTTCAATCTCTGCCTTGATTTCTTCTCTTAATTTAATATTCCCTTCTTCTGCTGCTTTCTTAAAATCTTCGAGTAATTTTTCATATTCTATTTTCATAATTCAATAACACTTCCTTTCTTTTTTATTTTTTGACTCTGCCTAATACATAATCTAAATTGTCTTTGAAATACTTTTTATTCTCGTCCATTGATTGATTTATAATTGCTTCCATTTTTGCTTGAAATTCTGCTTCTTTTTCTGTTTCTTCTTTTTCTTCATCTACCACTATATCGTCTACTGTATCGGTCACTATATCGATTACGTTATCATCTCCTTTATTATTTTTATCATCATCAACGACCTTTCCTGTATCTTCCTCTGTAGTTCCAGCAGAATCGAGTACAGATTGAATCAAGTTCTGGGCATTCTTTAGATTGCTTTTATTTTTAGCATTCAAGACAGCCCCTGCTTTTAATTCAACCGCTTCTAACTTTTCTTTTAATTCTTTATTTTCTTTAACTAACTCATATATTTCGTTAGCGTTATATATTTTTGTTAATATTCCATCTTTTATATCATCTTTGGTTTCTTTTAAAAGCATCGCTGCCTCAATATCTATATCCTCTTCCTCATTTTCATAATTGTTTAACTCTTCTTTTCCAGCACCATCTATATATTCAGATACAGCTTTCCCGTGGTCTTTCATCCATTTTTTTGCCTTTTCCATTGTCCAATCTTTAGCTTTATCAAATATATAAGTGATTATTTTTTTACAGTCAATACAATATAATCCCTTAATACCTTCTTTAGCCGATACGGTTATCGTTCTTATTTTATGTCCTTTATGTTTACCTTCCTCGCCTTTTACTGGTATACGGATATATTTGTCGGTTTCTTCTGGCTTGTGAATTACTTCTTTATCTTCAATATCATCTTTTGGCTCATCTATAATCTCAATAAACCCAGCTTCTTTTAGTGGCTCAACATCAATACCTTTGCTTACCATATTAGTCAAAGCGTGAGGATTTGCAGGCACGGCACAGGCTGAAAATTCCAACAATTCCCAAGTTTTGAATCGTCTACCATAACTAACTCTCTTACTATCTTTGTCTTCATCATCTACGATATTCTCTGACTTAATCGGTATAAAGCCTATACTCCAAGCCTTCATGAACTTCTGCTTATATAAGTTATATACTGTATCGGCAAGCGGATATGTGCCTTCTTCGGGGAATGTTACTTTAGCTGTAATACCATTATCAGTTTTAGTTAGGTCGCTTGCTTTCCCGATAGGTAGCCCAGAATAATCATGTGCCATCAACACTACAGGATTTTTCTTAAAATTAGTCAGCTTTGCCCCTTTAGGCTCGACTATATCGCCTGACCTGTCAACGTCATTAGTGGTAATCGTAACATTTAAGGCACGTTCACCCTTGATTTCCTTTACTTCACTATCGAATTGTTTAAGTATTAATTCTTTTGGCATTTAATAATCACCTCTTTTAATTATTTAATCTTTTTTGAAATTCTTCAAATGTCAATGGTGGTCTATACATTCGTGCTTTTTCTTCTTCTACTATAAATACAAAATATGATAAGCTAATAAACGATATAAATATTAATATCGGTACTAAAAACCACCATAAATTATTTATTATAAATGTCATAATAAACTCCTTTAATCTTTTATAACCGGCAACACGGTACACCTGCAATTTATTTCGCCGGGATACATTTCACCATTTGAAAACGGTTTATCTATATCAACTACTTCGCCATTCATGGCAGCGTGTTCATCTCTTACCCTATCATCCATAGTGGCAAGCCATTCTTTTTTTTCTACGACTCCACTTTGTTTATATGCTTCTAAAGCCCCGCTATTACTTGCGTTAATGGTTTCAGTTCGTGCAATTTTAACCGCCCTTGACCCTTTCGCCTCGTCATATACCCCGCTAATTCGGCTCGCTAAATTAGGTATGCTTTCGCCATTAGCCACGCCTTCGGCTAAAGTCTTTCGTAGCTTTTCAAGGGTCGTATCGCTAATAGATTTAATAAGCAAACCGCACCTGTCTTTTATCCATTTAATTACTTTGGGATTGGTTATATCAAAAGCTATCTCTACGCCCAATTCAGCCATAGCAGCCTCGCCGTTTATCTTGACCATCTCCGTTATTCGCGGCAAGGCAAACTCTGTAAACTTCATTATCTCCCGCTCATCATGAGTAATACGTAAAACATCATCAACATCTTTAGTTATTGACTTACCTTTCCTTAAAGCCCTTAATGCTCTATTCTCCTGCTCCTGAAATAGCCGGATAATCCCTCGCTTGAATTCGTTTTCATGAGGCGTAATTCGCTTAATAAATAATTCCCAAAATTTTCTCTTATATTCTTCGGTATATTTATATTCCTTTATTGCCCAATCTAAAAGTGCTTTAGGTGGCTCTGGTTCAGGTTTCGGTTTAGCTGGTTTAGACACATCCAACGGAGCAACGCTAAACGGTGCAAGTGGTAGCTTACCCCAGTCAACCTCATCAAGCCCATCTTCAACCCTTGCTTCATTAGGACTGATTACATAATTTTTAAGGTTGCTCTCCCTTTGCTTTAGTTTAAATTCATTATCAACAGGAACAGGATTGTCATATTTGCAATATAGCCCTTTATCTCCATACATCGGTAATAGGAAAGTATTAAATACCTCTTCCTGCCTAACTAAACGTGGTAAGATACATTCTCTATTCCAGGCTGTATCGAGTGCGGTCATGTTAGCAAGATTAGTGTTCTCTGGATGGGATAGCTTTTGCGGTGGAGTATGGTAAGCACTGGCAAGCTGTCTCATAGTCCATTCGGCAAGTAACATAAACTCCATATCTTTATTAGATACGCCTACGGTCTTTAAGGTCATACCGCCAACCAAAGCACCTGTTTTATGTGCTTTTTCTGCACCGCCATAAGTCTGGTCAAATAATGTTAAGATTTTCTTTACTTGGTCAGGCGGGATATTTTTTTCGCTTTCCAATACTTGCTTTAAATGCACACCATTTTTAAATACGTTTAACTGATATATCATATTGTATTTATCGGTGTCGTAAGCATAGGCTTTTCGTTGGACAGGACTTGCTCCCCTGTATGGATTGGTCGGACTGGGATACTTAAAATATAATATATCTTTCGCTTTATATCGCTTCTCGGATAGGCCAACCCGCTCAATATAGTGGTCAATAATACCATCTTTGACTACTGGAGTCATCTTATCAGGCTGTCTAAAATATAATTCCTGTGGGTGGCCTATACTATTTCTAACAACATATATATAGCATTCGCCAGTTAAATCTAAATATATCTGTAATAATTCCTTGCCTTCAAATTTAGTCGTGAAGGGATTCCATGTTTGCAGTAGTTCATAAAAAGGATGCTTTTCGATTAACTCGTTATCTTTGTATAGCCGTAGTGGTATACTTGCACATCGTTCAGCTATAAGCGATACACAATCGCCTGTCCAGCCCTGATATGCTTTTAGCTGTTCTGTAGAGTTCTTATTGCCACCAGTAGAAAATATATCGGCAAATGTGCCATCCCAGTATCTCTCATCAGTAACATCTCGGCCAGTAGATTTAGGGATGGTTATATCGAGAGTTCGGTCTGTGAAGGGTATTGTTATTTTTATATTGAATCACCCCTTTCGTAATTAATGAATTGGTCTCGACAGGAATTATTGCATATCCTGCAAATCTCAAGGCTCTACACTTCAATAGTATACTGAAGGGTTACGAGAGATTACCCCTTACGATAAAACGCTTAACCTAAAGTCCTCAGTCATTTGACCATCTCCCTTTAGGCA